CGAAACGGTCTCAAGAATTTAAACCGTATGACGATATCATAATGAAGCAGATACCCGGCGATGATGCTACTGAAGCTGAAGCATCTCGTCAGGCTATCAGAGACAAGTACGCACAGATACAAATTGACATTGACGCTGCTCCCGGCGTTGATGAGCTGAAGTTTGTACTAGACAATATGTAACAATCAATTTTGCAAACTAAGACGTAGTTTGTGAATAATAGAGTGAAACAAATGCTAACGAAGTTAAAAGAAGCTTACGATACTGTAATGACTTTTTACGACAGAGTAATTGAAAAGATTGAACACTACCCAGACTTCGCATTGGCTATTGCTGTTGCAGCCGTTACAGGAGCTTTATTCATCTAATGAAGACCAGCTCTGACGGCCTTGCAATAGTAAAGGCATTCGAAGGTTGTCACAAAGCTGTTAAAGGTCGCCCCGGCTACTTCACCACATACGATGATGGAGTCGGGGTGCTGACCATAGGCTACGGACACACCAATCAACACGAACCTCGCTTTAAAGCGGGAGACATATGGGACAGAGATAAGTGTGACGAGGTGCTAGCGCTAGATTTGGAGTCGTTTGAGAAGCACGTATCGCGAATGGCACAAGTTCCACTAGCTCAACACGAGTTCGACGCTTTGGTTAGCTGGGCGTTCAACACTGGTGGACCTGCGTCTGCGACTTTATGGAAAAGACTGAACGCTGGGAACAAAGATGATGTACCAGCTCAGCTTCTTCGGTGGAATCGAGGCGGTGGTAGAGTTCTTCAGGGGCTAACTCGGCGTAGACAGAGTGAGGCGGCGCTATTCCAAGGCGATTTTGAGGATGCTTTTGGCTACGCAAAGGTTAAACGGCCTGAAAACAGTGCCAAAGACACAATCACACGGACTAACAACCCCAACGATTCAGATGTAGTCGAACCCCCGCCGGGTAAACTCATATCCATACTTTTTAAACTCGTTAACATATTCATTAGGGCATTCAAAAAATGATCTTAGACATCATCAAGCTTGTCCTTCCTGTGGTTGACAGGCTGATACCTGATGTCAACGCCCGTGCAAAGGCGAAGGAGGAGCTGACAAAGACCCTCCTAGAGAATCAGACAGCCATTATGTCTGCCATGAAGGACACTATGGCAGCAGATGCTGCTTCTGAGAGCTGGCTTACACGGTCAGCTAGGCCAATTGTGGTCTTGTGGTCACTCGGAATGATCACATGGGTAGTTCTATCTCCCATCTTTAACTTGCAGACTGCTACGCTGACTGCCCTTGGTGGAGTTCCAGCCAGTTTGTGGAACTTGGTTAGCGTCGGTATTGGCGGCTACATGCTAGCTCGCACCGTCGAGAAGGGCATGTCAAATTGGAAAAAGAAGTAGCAGTAGAAGTAGCTGTCTTAGAAGCAGAGCTTAATCACTTACGCAAAGACTTAGACTTAGTAAAAGACGATTTAAGAATTATTAAAGACACGCTCGCTCAAGCAAAAGGTGGCTGGAAGACGTTAATGCTTGTCGCTGGCTTCTCGTCCGTAGTGGGCGCTTTGTTAGCTAAAGCTGCCCCTTGGTTAGCTATAGGACCACGCTGATGAACAAGACTAGAGCAAGTGAAGAGCTGCTAGGCCAGCTCCACGAGGCTGTGACTACAGACCTCCTGCGTCGTGTTAAAGCCGGGGATGCTTCCCCTGCTGAACTGAACGCTGCAATCAAGCTGCTTCAGAACAACGGCATTGAGGCTATCCTGACTGAAGAGTCGCCATTGAAGGCTTTGATGGAATCTCTGCCAAAGTTTGAGGACGAAGGGGAGTATGCAAACTGACAAGCCTATCTATTAGACGAGGAGAGAACCTCCCGACCAAACAAGGAGCAGGGCTGACTGCTAAAGGCCGAGCCAAGTACAACAGAGAGACCGGCTCTAACCTTAAGCCCCCTGCCCCGAATCCTAAAACAAAAGCTGACAAAGGTCGCAAGCGTTCCTTCTGTAAACGTATGCTTGGCATAGTGAAGAAGTCTAAGAACGCTGAGCGTGCCAG